ATGTCGTTGTCAAAACATTCTTGGAGACAACAGATGCCGACTGGCTCTTGATGATTGACTCCGATGAACGATTATCTCTTTCCACTTGGCACAAGCTGATTGATTCAGCCCACGACAAAGACCGCCCGATTGTCTCAGGTCTAGTCTTTGCTGCATTCTTCGATGACAATGACGGCCTTCGCCCAGTTCCAACAATCTATTCAATGGATTCGGAAAAGGGACTTCAGGCGATTGATGCTTATCCAGAAGATTCATTGATTGAAGTCGATGCGGTAGGAACTGGATGTCTCTTGATTCACCGCAGCGTTCTCCTTGAAATGCAAAAGCAAGCCACGCCAAACCAAGGCAAGGATTGGGCATGGTTCGTTGAAGGCGCAATCGATGGCACTTATTTCGGCGAGGATTTGTTATTTTCCAAGCGCATCAAATCAATGGGCTTCCCAATCTACGCTCACACTGGCGCAATTCTTCCGCACCACAAACAGTTCTGGCTCGATGAACGACACCATCACCCAATGCGGTCGTTCGCAATCCAACAATCTCAAAAGCAGGAAGGTTGAGAGTTCCCCCTGACTTTCAACCTTCCTGCCCTATCTCTAAGGAGTAACCGATGGCGCTTTCAGGCTCCTACGATCTAGGCGACAAGGTCTATCTGACTTGGAACACAGTTGATTCCAATGGCGCAGCGGTCAATCCCGGCACAGTCACCTTGAGCATCACCTTGCCAGATGCCACAACTGTTTCTGTGACCACAGCGACCTCTGTGACGGGTACTTATACCGCCTCCTACCTTCCCACCCAAGTCGGTCGCCATATCCTCTCTTGGAGCGCGACAGGGGCTTATCCACAGGCATTCTCGGACATCTTCGAGGTTCGCGACATCAACGACATCGGGATTGTCGGCTATGACGAAGCACTCGACTATCTGAACATCCCTTCGGCTTCAGCCAACGAAAATGAGGTTCGCCGCTTTATCGACGCAGCAACCGACCTTGCCGAAACTTATGTCGGACAGGTTCTCGGTCGTCGCACCTTCACCAGCGAGCTTTATGACGGCGGAACCGAGTTCATCCGCATTCGTAACCCAAAGGCAATCTCAATCACCTCGGTCTATGAGAACGGCATCCTCATCCCATCCTCGAATTATGTTCTGGATTACACAGGCCAACGCCTCTACCGAATCGGGTCTGGAACGCTTTACGCGACCAACTCTTATGGATACTGGACTCAAGGGATGAACAATGTCTCCATCACCTATGTCGCTGGTTATGTCAATCCACCAATGAGTGCCAAGCAGGGTGTCCTTGAAATCCTTCGCCATCTTTGGCAGACACAGCGTGGCGCAATCAATGTGATGGGTCGCAATCTTTCGGGCGACGAGCTTTACAACGCCCCGACCTATTCCCTTCCTCGCCGAGCAATGGAACTGCTCGACCCAACTTCTTTCCCAGGGTTGGCATAAATGGCAACCTCAACCTTTCCTGCATTCTCTCAGGCCGTCATTTCGACCTTGCAATCGGCTCCATCGCTTTCCTCAATCCGAATCTTTGACGGAATCGAAATCGATATGTCATATCCGGGCGACGCAATCGCCGTCGGGCATGATGGCAATCTTGAAGGAGATGAAGTCAATCCCGGTTCATTCCGTCAGGAATACCGCCCACTCGGAGCAATCAACAAGTTCGAGATGGGTTCGCTCACCTGCTTCCTCTGGTCAGCCAATGGCTCCACTTCATTGACAGATCGCCGAACAGCAGCCTTCTCTCTTCTTGGCTCAGTTGAAACCGCAGTCCGTTCAGATGTCTCTTTCGGAGGTCTTGTTCAGTTCTCGGCTATGGAGCAAGGCCAAGTCATCTATCGACAAACAGCCAATGGGGTTGGAGTCGGGATTATCTTTACAATTACCTACCAGAGCAGAATCTAGGGAGCAAGCAATGGCAACAATCACAAACATCTCGCCTCTCGGCGATCTAGTTATTCCAGCCCTCGGCAATCTTGTCGTGAAGGCTGGTGAGAGTGCTGAAGTCTCAGATGAGGCAGCAGCATCTCTCTTGGAGCAGACACAGAATTGGTCAGGAGTAGCCCCTACCATTTCCGCGCCAGTAACAGACCCATCACCAACAACCGCAACGCCTGATTCTCAGGCTGCACAGAACTAGGAGACAAAATGGCAATCGGTTCAGGTATTGGTTCGCAACTAGGGATTGCAGCCGAAACAACATTCAATACACCTGTCACAGTTACTCGATTCTATGAATTCACTTCAGAAAATCTCAACTACAACAAGAAGGTTGCAGTTGGAATGGGTCTTCGTGCAGGTGGACAACTTCCACGCGCTCAGCGTCGAGTTGTAACCACAACAGATGTCACAGGCGACATCACCCTCGACTTGCCAACTCGCGGTCTTGGATTACTTCTTGCTCAAGCAATGGGAACTTCACCATCAGCAGTCACCACAACGACAGGTGTTTATTCCTACACTTTCACACTTGGTGATGTCTATGGTCGCTCCTTCACTGCACAGGTTGGCGTTCCTCAATATGGTGGAACAGTTACACCAAAGACTGTCGCTGGCGCAAAGATTCAGGGCTTCGAGCTTGCAGTTGCCAATGGTGGCATCGCAACAGGAAAGTTCACAGTTGATGCTGCTTCATTGACAACTGGTGTCTCGCTTGCAACCGCTTCATATTCCACAATCTCCAACCTCTTCAACTTCTCTCAAGGTGCTTTGACAATCGCTGGCTCATCAGTTGCCAACATCAAGGACTTCACAGTTACAGTTGGAAACACTCTCAAGGGTGATCGCTTCAACCTTGGTGGCGCAGGAATCAAAGCAGAGCAGGTCATCAATGGCTTCCGCAAGATTTCAGGCAAGCTGACTGCTGAATTCACAGACACAACCCTCCTCACGGCTTTCCTTGCCGATACGACAACAGCGATTGTCTTGACCTTCACAGGTCAGACCATTGCACTTGGTCAGAGCGAGAAGTTGGTCATCACAATTCCAGCAGCCAAGTTCAATGCTGATACTCCAAATGTTTCAGGCCCAGGAGTCATCGACCTTTCAATGACTTACGAAGCCTATGATGACGGCACAAACCAGCCATTGACAATCGCTTACCAGACCGCAGATTCATCACTCTAAGCAATAAGAACAGGGGAAAAAATGTCTCAAAAAGTTGAACTCACCAACGGAGGTTGGGCAATCCTTCGCGATCCAGCCTCCGTCTCGGTAAAACTTCGCCGACCAGTTGAAAAGGCTTTGCTCGTCATCGCAAGAAGTCAGGCAAAGAATGTTCTGCTTGCTCCTTCAGAGGTCGCAGCAAATATCGACCCTTCGACGATTGACCAATTCTATGAATTGAACGACTTGCTCATTGTTGCGCTTGTCGAGTCTTGGTCATTTGAGAAGGAAATCAATTTGGAGAATGTTCTCCAATTGTCGGGCGAGGATTACAAGACTCTCCAAGAAGTGACGGCTCCTGCCATCAACCTTCTACTTCCAAACTTCGGATTCAGCAACAACCCAAAAGCCCAAGCGCCTCTCTCCGAGCAATAGGGAGGGCGCTTGAGGGTGGGGTTGTCCGTGAACCACTTGTCGATGAATGGAAAATCTATCGGCTCTGCAAACTGCTTCATTGCACTCCTTCTCAGCTCGAGAATGAGTCTGCAGTCACGCTAGACTGGATTCTTGCCATTGACAATGTCGTGGTTGAGACCCGAAACAAAATTCAGAACGGGGAAGCGTAATGGCATCAGCGATTGAAGCAATTTTCTCGGGTGTAAAAGAATTCAATTCAGCAACCCAAGAGATTGAGGGTCGCGTGGATCGTGCGACTATGAATTCCCTGAAAACTGTTCAGAACAAGATGAAGACAGCGATTCGCGCCAATCTTCGTGGCAATCCTCGCTGGACTCAAAAGGGAAACAACAAAATCACGGGAGCCAATTTCCAAGTTTCAGGCACAACAGGCCAACACAACTTTCCTCGCTCTGGTGGCCCGGGTCGGATGACTGGCGTTCTCTATAAGGGTGTTGGATCGGTGAAGAAACCTCAAGAAGTCAATGGATACTTCTCTGGAGGTGTCGGCATCGGCGCACCTCCGAACAATGTCAAGAAAAGAATGCTCGAGGCGAAGTATCCATATTTCGCACCAGCAATTGCAAAAGTTGAACCAGAAGTATCCAAAATATATGAGAATGCATGGTCAAAGGCCGTCGATAGAATGGGAGGAATTATCTGATGTCACTACTCCCACCAGTATTCGTTGAGCTGAAGGCGAATGTCTCAGAATTCACCACCGCAATGGGCGAGGCTCGCGGTGAAGTTGCAAAACTCGAAACCGAGGGAACTGGCTCATTCGATAAACTTGCCACCTTCGGCAAAGCAGCCTTGCTCGGAATTGGCACAGCAGCAATCTCGGTTGGCGGTCTCTCATTGGAGATGGCTGACAAATTCGAGACCTCCCACGCCAAATTGGAGACCGCACTCAAGAATGCTGGCGCTTCCTTTGAGCAATTTGCCACCCCTATCGATGACGCTCAGAAGAAGATGGAGCAATTCGGCTACACCAACGCCCAGACTCAAGAGGCTTTGGCGAATCTGACGACTGCAACCAAAGACCCTCAAAAGGCTCTGAACGATTTGGGACTTGCTGCCGATCTCGCGAAATATAAGCACATAGATTTGGCAGATGCAGCCACCGCAGTTGCTCGCGCTTCAGAAGGTCAGACCAAGGCTCTCAAGCAACTTGGAATTGATTTGCCAGTTACAGCAGGAGGGGCAGCCAAACTCGAGGCTGCCAACAATGCTCTTTCCAAGGCTACCGATGCGGCTTCGGCCTATCTCAAGGCTCATTCTGATGCTTTGGATGCCAACAGCAAGAGCCATGCAACCTATGAGGCTCTACTTGGCAAAGTTCACGATGCTCAGGAAAAGGTCAATTCCGTAGCCTCCGCAGGTACGGAAATTATGAAAGGTCTTTCCGATGCAATCGGTGGACAGGCTGCCAAGCAAGCCGAAACATTCTCAGGCCAGATGGCAGCGGTCAAAGCCCAGTCGGAAGATGTCGCCAAGAATATCGGCGTTATGTTGATTCCAATCATCGAGAAATTGATTGGGGTTGTGAAGGATATTGTCGATTGGTTCGGCAAGCACAAGGCAATTGCCGAGGCTTTCGCCGCAGTTATTGGTGGAGTATTGGTCACGGCGATTGGCGCTTACATTGCAACGCTAGGCAAAGCGGCTTTGGCTTCGGTCTCTTCCTTCGGCGAGATGATTGCTGGATGGGTTGGATTTGGAGAAGCAGCCACAGTTGCAGGAGCAGAAGTGACGGCTGCTGGTGCTGAAGTGGATGTCGCAACTGGCGGAATTAGCGTCGCCATCGGCCTTATCGTGACAGCAATCATCTATTTGGCAACCCATTGGAAGCAGATTTGGAATGATGTCAAGACAATCATCGCTGATGCTTGGGATTGGATAAGCTCGAAAATCGAACTTATCTGGCATCTCTTCACAGAGGCTTCCCCACTTGGAATTGCTATCAAATGGCTCGGCGATCATTGGAGCCAGATTTGGGGCGGAATCAAGGATGTCGTCTCTGGTGCTTGGAACTTCATCGAAGGAATTATCGGCAGAATCGTTGATGGCGTGAAGGGATTCGTGGGTCTCCTCAAGTCTGCAATCAATGACATCATCTCGATTGCCAATGTTGTCATCCGTACCATTGACTCAATCCATGTCAAGATTCCAAGTTGGGTTCCTCTTATCGGCGGTAATGAGTTCGGAATAAACCTCCCAGAGATTCCCATGCTAGCCAATGGTGGAATCGTCAATTCTCCGACCCTTGCCATGATTGGCGAAGCCGGGCCCGAAGCAGTTATTCCTCTCAGTCAAATGGGCGGAATGGGTTCAGGAATGAACATCACCATCAATGTTGCTGGATCGGTCGTGCAGGAAAAGGATTTGGCTGTCACAGTACGCGATAACATTGCACAATTGATGAGAAGGCGTGGACTCAATCCATCAATCTTGGGGGTATAAATGGCACTTCTTGATGGCACAAATGCGCCAAGTCTTCTGATTGAGATTGACTATGGTTGGAGAAATATCTTCACGATTGGGATTTCCTCACTCAATTCTTCGACCGATGTTCTCGGTGGAACTTCAGGCACAAACTGGCAGACAATAGCCTCAACCGATGCCCGTTCGGTCAGTATTCGTCGCGGAAGAACTCGCGAAGACCAGACCTTCCAACCCGGTCAAATGACCATCGTTCTGGATAATCTTTCGGGAAATTATGACCCTGGAAATTCTTCCTCGATTTATATTTGGAATGGATATTCAGTTCTCACGCGTGGAACCAAGATTCGCGTCTCGGCAACCTATGGCGCTACCACAGAATATCTATTCACGGGATTCATTGAGCAGGTAACTGCCGACCAGTCTCTTGATCCAATTTCCACAATTGTCGCCACAGATGCGCTCGCTATTTTCGGAGCGAATTCCCTTTCGACCATTGCCAGTTCTTATTCAGGAGATACCTCTTCGGCGAGAATTGCCAGAGTCATCAGCGACTTCTCTGTCGGCTCCTATCCCGGAACATTCTCAACCTCTCTGACTGGTTCGCGCCAGATGCAGCCAACCACTTATGGCAACACAGTTCTTGCCCTATGCGAAGAGGCAGCAGCTTGTGAATTCGGAACATTCTTCGTCAATCGTGCTGGTGTCACGACTTTGATTTCGTATGAAAACCTCAAGACCCAGACAATGCGATTCACCCTTTCCGATGATCGCTCGACAGGGACAATTGAATACGATGTCATTCAGACAGACCCAGGCGCTCGGTTTATGATAAACACCTGCAATCTGACTCAGTATTCAGGCCATGTCCAAACCGCCACCAATGCAATCGTGACGGCGAGATTTGGCACTTACACTCGAAATGTGACCGCCCCATTGCTGAATGACTCAGATGCTTCAACGATGGCTGGTTACTATGCGACGAGAACTCAGTATCCAATCACCCGAATCGACCGAGTCGAATTCGATGCAATTGGCCTTGGTACAATTTGGGCAAATGTTCTGCCAGCAGACATTGGCGATCGTGCCACAATTGTCCGAACCACAGTCGATTCTCGTTCGTTGAATTTCATCAACATCATCGAATCGATAAGCCATGACATCACCCCAGACTCATGGCGAATCGGTCTTGACCTTTCACCTTCTACATTCTAGGGAGACATCATGGCAGTAGGATTTCCAGCGCCGGGAACTGGCGGAACAGTCTTCGTCAATGGCAACGCTTTACCAGCCTCTACATTGAACGATTTGGGCGGAACCCTCAATCTTCTTGCAGCTTATTACACGGGAAACCCTGCTGTTCTTGGAGCGATTGAGACTGCAAATGTCGTGGCTTCATCGGCGACTGGAACAATCAACATTGATTGCAAAACCTCAACCCTTTGGTTCTACACCAGCAACGCAAGCGCCAACTGGACTCTCAACTTCCGAGGAAACTCGGGAACAACACTCAATTCCCTGCTTTCGGTAGGGCAATCGATTTCCATTGTCTTCCTCAATACCAACGGAACGACTGGTTATTATCCAAGCGCATTCCAAATTGACGGCAACGCAGTCATCCCAAAATGGTCGGGAGGTAGCGCCCCTGCTCTTGGAAATCCAAGCGCCTTGGATGCATATTCCTTCACTATTATCAAAACGGCGGCGACACCAACTTACACAGTTCTAGCAGGAGGGGCGGTGAAGTTCGCATGAGTCCATTACTTACTGGCTTTGCTTTCGGAGGCGGAATCTCAAAGGCTACTTATACAGGCACAACAGGATCTCCAACGATTGACACCTCCTCTCGCGCTGGAAAGACAATCATCAAGTACACGGGATCGGGTTCCATCACAATTGGTGTTTCTGGAACTTGCGAATTGTTGGTTGTTGCTGGTGGCGGTGGAGGTGGTGCAAATGGTGGCGGTGGTGGCGGTGGTGGTGGTTATTATTACAATGTCACTTATCTAGTCGCCGCAGGAACTTTGACTGTGGTTGCAGGAGCCGGCGGTGCTGGCCTAACTGTTGGAAATTATTCTCAATTCGATAAATACATCTCAGGCGGTGGTGGCTACGGCGGCACAGGCGGCTCTGCTGGTGCAACTGGCGACTCTGGTGGTGGCGCTGGTGGAAGCACTGCAACTGGATATTCTGGAGGTTCTGCTCTTTATTCGGGAGCGCATGGAAATAACGGCGGATCTACTACTGGTGGACTATACACCGGTGGAGGAGGGGGGGGTGGCGCTGGCGGTGCAGCCGCGACAAATAGCACTTCCAATTATGGTGGCAATGGTGGTGCTGGAATCTCGAATTCCATTACTGGAACGGCCATTGTTTATAGTGGAGGCGGCGGAGGCGCTGCTCAGAACGGAACTACCACCGGAGGACTTGGCGGAACTGGCGCAAATGGCGGAAATGGCGACAACCAATCCACAGGCACAGGCGGCTCTGCTGGTGCAACAAATTCAGGAAATGGTGGCGGAGGAAAGTACGCAAGTGGAACCGCCTATTCAGGCGGTTCAGGTTATGTCGTTATCGTGATTGGATAATTCAATGGGACACTTTGCAAAAATCAATTCAGAGAACATCGTCGAGCAAGTTATTGTCGTGAACAATGAAACTCTTGAGAACAAGGACTTTCCTGACTCAGAGGCGATTGGCGTGGCATTCTGCAAATCGCTCTTTGGCGATAACACAGATTGGAAGCAGACTTCCTACAATGGAAACTTCCGAGGTTCCTTCGCTGGAATTGGAATGAAATACGATCCAATCAAAGATGAGTTCACAGCCCCGGATTCTGCTCCTTCTGCGTAAATTCCCGACCTTCTCATTCCCTAGGAGATTCAATTGGCAATCTTGACAGCTCAATACACAATCACGACAACGCCTTCAACAATTTACTTGGGCGACGGAGCGACAACAGTTCACCTGCACACCGCTTCGGGAACTCTTTATCTTGGAGACTCAACAGTCACATCTTCAACGGGTTACATCGTGGACAATGGAGACAAATTGGTCTTTGAGACACATGAGACCAGCATCTATGCAGTCACAGGATCGGGAACGACAACAGTTTCAGTCATGGTTGTGACGAAATGACATCCGACACGGCGACAATCGTTTATTCATATTTCTTCGTATTCGTTGCGGCGTTCGCAGGTCTTGGCTACATCGCCAAGCATTACATCGCAAAGCACACCGAAGACATGGGCGACAAGTTGGATCGCATTATTTATACCCTTTACAACGAAGGGAAAACTGGTCTCGTGAACAAAGTTGATTCCTTGCTGGAAAATCAACAAGAAATCAAGATTGATGTTGAACTGCTCAAGGCGAGGAAAGTTCGGGCAAGCAAATGAGCGACTACATTCCCCAGAAGGGTGATTATGGGGTCGTAAAGACCAACGGCATCATCGCTCGCCTGATTCAGCTCTTTACAGTATCTCGCTGGAATCACGCCTTCATCTATGCTGGAAATTCCCTCATCATCGAGGCCAATCCCAAAGGCGTGGAATTCTCTCCTCTCTCCAAATATCCCAAGATTGCCTGGAATCGACACGAAGACATCACGCCATCTCAGCGCGATTTCATCGTGTCTTATGCCCGAATTCAGTTCGGCAAACCTTACAATTTCATTCTCATCGGGAACATCCTGCTTCGAGTTGTCGGCCTCAAGATGCTGGCAAGAACTCGGCTGATGATGAAACTCGCCCAAACCAATTCCTACATCTGTTCCGAACTCGTCGCAGAGTCCTATCACAAGGCTGGCGTTGAACTATCACCAAAGGCTTGCGATCTGGTGACACCAGGAGACCTTGCCGAACGCCTCATATACCAATAAGGAGAGAACATTGAAACTGTTTCATCGAATCTCCGATTGGGCAGCAGAGGCATTCGGATCGCAATGGTTCTTCTTCTTCCATCTCGCATGGTGGGGATTCTGGATTGCCTTCTCGATTGAACCTTTCCCTTTCGGCTTGCTGACCTTGACAGTCTCATTGGAATCCATCCTTCTCTCAGGATTGATTCTCAATGCGACCAATCGAAGCGGAGCCAAAGACCGAGACATCATCGAGAAGGATTTGCATCTTGATGGTCAGACACACAAATTGATTGAAGAGATTCACCTTCATCTCACAAAGGAGAAGCCATGACAGCAGCATCAGTTGTCGCCACCGCAACCTCACAGATTGGCTATGTCGAGCAAGGTGGGGCAGATGGCAAGTCAGGAAATATCACAAAGTATTGGGATTGGTGGAAGCAGAAGACTGGCAAGAATGACCAAGGCGCGAGCTGGTGCGCTTGCTTCGTCTCCTGGTGCTTTGACCAGAACAATGCTTCCTCGCTGATTGCAGCAGAGAATCCAGCAGGATTCATCTATTGCCCAACGGGTCTGAACTACTTCAAGCACAAGAATCAAATAATCGACCCAAGCAAGACTCAGCCCGGGGACATCGTCTTCTTCGATTGGGCTGAAGATGGCGTTGCCGATCATGTTGGCATCGTTGCAGAAAATCATCTCACCTACCTCATCACCATCGAGGGCAACACAAGTCCAGAAGGAGCCACA